GTCGTTTCATCTTCAGTTACTGTTGCATGAAGTGGATAAACAATTCTATATTGAATTAACTGACTACCAAGTGTTATAGTACGATTTATTTCGCTGTCTTGTAAAACTATGATACTCTCATCTCCAACTTTAAGTGTTATATCCAATGGAAAGTCAAGTGGTGCTTCACTTGTATCTCTTGTTGCAAGTTTTAATCGCTTTATCCCCCCCATAGAAGGACTACCACACCCAAATAAATCTATCGCCATAATAACTATTTTATATCTATATAAACAACTAATCAAAAATTTACATATATTTGTGGCATGGAAGAAATTTGGATTGACATAAAAGATTATGTTGGACTATATCAAGTATCTAACTTTGGTAGAGTTAAATCGCTTGGAAGTATTGTTAAATGTAGAAATGGTGGACTTCGTAAAGTAAAAGGTAGAATTTTAAAGCACGCATTGGATAAGGATGGGTACTGTATTGTTATCTTATATAAGAATACCAAACCAGTATGTAAAAAAATTCATCGTCTTGTTTCAGAAGCATTTCTGGAAAATCCAAACAACTTACCACAAGTAAATCATAAAGATTGTAATAAACAAAATAATAATGTTTCAAATCTTGAATGGTGTACTATTGGTGAAAATAGTAAACATGCACATAAATCTGGTAGATTTGATAACATTAAACATTTAAGAGGTATTGAAAGTCCACATGCTGTTTTCACTGAAAATCAAATCCTTGAAATTCGTAATCTAAAATATAAATTAAAAGGTACAGAAATCGCTAAACTTTATAATGTTTCAGTATCTGCAATATATCATATATTACATAATCGTAGTTGGAAACACATTAAATAACATAAGTATTCACATAGTCTGTGTCTATACTTGTTAAAATTTTGTTGTTTTCTATTCCTTGTATTTCAAAAGTATAACCTTCATCTTCACCCCTTGCACCTGTTTTAAATTGGTACATACTTATTCTTGCCCCAAACTGTGCACCACCAGTCCACCAGAAATTATCAGCATCCTGTACAATGAAAATCCATTTATTCTCAGGATTAAGAATTGTTGACATTTCTTTCCATTTACTTGCATTTGCTTTAGCAACACCAATGGTTAGTGAAGTTGTAAAGATATATCCCTGCCTTACTTTTCCAAGCGTTTGTGATAGTTTACAAACCTTTGGTAATACAGGTATTGAATACCATTGAATAGTACCACCTGTTAATGATTTATATTGTTTAATTTTAGTACTGGTAAAGAAACTGGTATCAGCAAATTCCAAAAAATAATCTTCATCGCTGTCTTTCCAAAAATCAACATCTAAATCATCTGTCCATTTTGCTATGTATAATTTCTTAATGCCACCTAAACTGAAAAATGGTATGCTTGGCACACATCTGTTGTCAAGAAGTAAAGCACAACCTGTGACTTCATCACGAATTAACACCCAATAGCACTCAGCACTTGCATTAGCCAATATAAAGTCTTCAGTGGATGTGATGCCTGTCTTGGAATAATATAGGCTTAAATCGCTTGTAAATGCGTAAAAACTGTATGTATTGCCAGAAGTCAGTCCTGAAACATTGTAAAATATACGCCCAAATTGTCTATCAAATGGTCCACACTGTTGTGGCTTAACTGAAACACCAACCAAAAATGCTGGATTATCTGTATCTTCAATCTTTATCCAGTCAAAAGTACAGGTTTCTCTACCATAATAATACCAATATTCTGGCTTAACTGTGGCTGTTAAGAAGTAATAACCACTGGTTAAGCCTGTGGCTTCTCCTGTTGTTGTATTGAATGTGTATGTTGTACCCCATATATCTGTTAATGTGAAGTCATAAATGTCAAAATAACTAAAAATTGGTGGTATATTATCTATGATAGTAATATAACCATCAGAGTTGCCACAAGTGCTACCAGAAGCAGTCCAATGACTGCCTTCACAAAAGGGTGTTGGTAAGTCTGTTGGTGGTGGTGGCTGCACTGTTATTAAAACTACATTGCTATATTCAGCACCAGCAATACCACAGAATGTGTCATAAACTCTACGCTTATAATATGTTGTTTCAGTTAATGCTGGTGGCTGGTATGTTGTGCCAATTGCCCCACCAATGTTAAAATACCCAATACCATTAGTGCTATATTGCCATTGATAAACATAACTACCACTTGCACCACTGGCATCATGTGTTGAAGTTAATAATGCTGGTGTACTTCCACTACATATTGATTGATTATCTGCAATTTCACCAGCATATAATAATGGATAAACAGTAACAATAACAGTATTTGAATAACCAGTTATTGCTGGACTTCCACTATCAATTACCCTTCGTCTAAACCATCTTGTTGTAGTTAAGTTACTACTATCATAAGTTGTGCTATTCGCACCAACTATATCAGTCCATGTACCACCACTGTCTGTACTATATTGCCATTGATAAGTATAACCAGTTACTCCACCACTGGCATCAGCAACTGAAGTGAATGCTGCTGGATTACCATTATAACAGATTGTTTGTCCAGTTGCTATTGTGCCAGCATTGAATGATAATGTTGTAACATTTATTGCTGCTGGATATGTACTACCAATACACACAGCAGTACCCATTTGTATGTTGTATGTGGTATTTGCAGTTAAACCAGTAATTGTAAACTCTTCATCGCTTAAAGTAAAATCACCATTAAAAACTGAAAACTCGTCAATTTGTGTAGCACCAATTCTTAGTATTATATTTCTATTTTCAATTGAATCAAGACAATCCCCACCATTATCCCAAATAATTCTAATTGAATTACAAGTAACACCACTTGCTACTGGTACTGCAAATGAATAATTCAAACATAAAATTGTGAATGAATTACTTTCATACCTATCGCCATTATATACATTTACAATACGATACTCAGCAGCAAGTCCAGCACATAAAGTATCTGGAAATGGGTAATGATAAAGTAAAGTTTCATAACTGGTATATATTCTTACATCATAATTAAGAGTATCATACAAATACCAAGCATCATTGTTTTGATTATACTGCTCAATTAAAATCTCATCGCCATCATCACATGTCCATTCAAATTCATGGTAATCGCATCCACGACTACTTGAAGTTTTTTCTGGTGTATAACTCATAAACTATTTCTTTCTAATATAAACAACCATCATAAAAAAAGAAAAGACGACTGATGACTATCAAATCACCAATCGTCTTTCTTTTGGAATTATAATGGATAAGAGATTACTCTTATACTAATCCTGCAACTACACTTGCTTCTACTGTGTCAGCATAACCTATGCTTCCACCAACTAAAGTAATTGTAACTGCTGCATCATCTGCCTGTGCAGTACCAGAATCTATACTGAGTACAGTTGCACGAAGTCCTGCTGATTTTGTAGGCTCTGCGAAATACCAGTATAAATCATCCTGTGTCTGAATTATAGCTGCCATAGTAGCATTTGCCAAATCTTCAAGTACTTCTTTCTTAGCTTGTGTTACATTTGCAAGTTTAAGATTCAAAGTCTGGTTAACAAATCTTGAAACAGCACCTGCTTGCAATTCTTCCAACTTCTGTGCAGTCTGTGGCTCGTATTCAAACTCATACCACGTTGCACCAGTTGAAGCCATAGTTACACCTGTAATTTGTCCTGTAGCATCATGTGCCACTGCTGAAACTTCTTCGAAGTTTGCAAGATATACTTTCTTCAAGCCAGCAAACTGAAATCCACAACTTCTTGTAACACCAGCACTTAATAAACAACTCATAATATTTATGTATTAATTTTTTTCAAGTTATTTTTTAGTGATTACGCATTGAAGTAAACAACTTCTTCTGGGTATGCGATAGCCACGTCAAGTTTATATTTCATGATAAACCTTACTGATTCGTCACCAGTTGTATTTCTCATGTCAATGGTTTTGATTTCGTTGAAGTCTGATTCCAAATCAGTACCTACATAGAAGTTATCCCTTGCACCAATAACGATTATATCGTCATCTGACAAGCCACTGATAGCCTTCATTTCAATACCATAAAGAGTTGGTACACCTGCCATAACAGAAGTATTAATACCCTGAGTTGCAAGATTCATTTCATACATTGCAAGAGTTTTGTGCGATACGAAGATAACCAATTCATTTTTTGGTTTTGCAAGTACACAACTTGGTACAAGTGCATATGCTTCGTTAAGTAAAGTAACAACATTAGATACTGTTACAGTTGCGCCAGTACCACCAGTGATACCATAAGCTGCAAGTACTTTTTCGTAACCATCGAAGCAAGCGCAATAAGTAGTACCTGTTGCAGTACTGTCATTCTGCCAGATTGCCTTTTCAATTTCCTGTGCTGCTTCCTTAGTATAACCTTCAGTTAAAGCATCTACAAGAGACTGTGGTAAGTTTTCATTGTGAAGTCCTGCAGCCATATCTGCTGAATCCCAAAGCTGATACAAATCTTCGAAGCAGATTTCTTCGTTGATTTTCATTTCGCAAGGCTCAAGTACAGCCTCAGTAATAGTTACACCTGAAGTTGGATTGAAGTCACAGCTACCACACTGTACAATGTTTCCAACAGCAAGTTTCTTGATTTTTCTTTTGTACTTAACATTTGTCTGTACGCTTATACCTTGAGTACTAAGTGTTTCGCCACCAAGGATACATGCTAAGATGTATTTCTTTAATGCATCGCCAGCGTATGTTGAAGTAACTGTCATTGTGCTCATTTTTTCTAAATTTTAAAATATTAAATTAATTTTTATGCTTATATATTACTATAAACATTTTCTTATTTATTTTTCTCACTTAATCCAAGTCTTGCCAATTGATAATCCAAATTGCTCATTTTGGTTTTGTCAATTGTCTTTTCCTTTACAGTTGTAAATTCAGTAAATGCTGACTTAACAACAGGCTTTGCCAATTCTGCTTTAAGATTTTCAATCTCAGTTTTTAATGCTGTGATTTCAGATTCTTTTGCAGCTAATGTTTCACCAATCAGATTTTGGCTTGCTTCTGCAGTTGCTTCTGTTATCATTCCACCAGAAACTACAACTTTAATTTCATACTCGCCATCTTTAGAAACATCAACAATCTCACCCAAAGTTTTTGAAGCCACATCAACAACAGGTGTTTCTTCTGGTACTACAGGTGTGGTTTCACCACTTTCAACCAAAGGAGTTTCTACAGGTGCTACAGGTGTTTCTACCTTACCCATTTCTTCTTCTGGTATTGGTGCTACAGGTGTTTCTACATCTTTAATTTCTGCAAGATTGCCTTGTGCATCTACAACAAGTGTCCTGCCATCTTCAAGAATGTATTCACCTTCAGTTGCTGGCTCTGTAACTTCAGTACCAGCTTCATCAATCATCACCCAAAGTACTGGTTGTCCAATTTCTCCAAAGCGTAGACTTTTACCACTGTCTGGTACAACTACATCTTCAAGATTGTTTTCCACTTCATTAAGCAATGTCTTGACTTTATCAATGAATGATTTAAATTTAGTCATAATCTTATTTTTATTATTATCGTAATTTTTATTTAGTTTTAATTCCCTCTGCAAAATGACTTCTACTGAAAAGCCAGTAAATTCACCAGCAACAGCTTTCTCATATGCTTCTGAATTATCAAATTTATATGATACAAACCACGCACCCAACACTGCTTCTTCAATACCCATTGCTTTAACTGCTTCTACCATTTCTGGTGTGCGTAAAATAAATGATTCAACAAGATGTGCTTGCGTCTTATTTTCTGGATTATGTTGGAAATTGACATCTTTTAATGTGCCAGATGTGCTTTCCTTCATAAACTTATCCATAATAGCTTCAATAGTTTCAGCACTAAAAAAACCAAAATACTCTTCGCCAGTTGCTTCATCAACTCTGTAAATAAGTTTGTCTGGTATTAGTGCTAAACCAGCCACAATATATTTCTTATCGTCAACCTTGAAGTACATTTGTTTCTTTTCAGCTTTATTGAATGCTATATACTCAGATTCAATCGCTGGCTTATCCACAAGACTAATTGCTTTCATGCCCATAGTCTCATCTTCTGGATTTATGATAAACTCAAATATTGGTAGTGCCATAATACAATTCTTTTAAATATAAACAGTAATGTTATTTTTTTTCTTATATTTGCCTCGTTATTAATATAAACAACTATGGAAGAAAAATGGAAAACAATCTTCAATTATTATCGTGTAAGTACATGTGGAAATATTGAATCACTTGAAAGAGAAATTTTACATGGTACTAATTTTAAAGTGAAAACAATAAAACCTGCAAGAAAATTAAAACCAGAAATTTGTAATAGTGGTTATTATCGTATAATGTTAACAATAAATGGTAAACATAAACATTATCTATTACATAGACTTGTTGCTGAAGCATTTTTAGATAATCCAGATAATCTTCCACAGATTAATCATAAGAATGGAATTAAGACAGATAACAGAATTGAGAATCTTGAGTGGTGTACTGCACAACATAATAATCAACATGCACATAAAATTGGTTTAAATAAACCAAAAACTGGTGAAGAAAGTCATGCTGCAAAATTAACAGAAAAAGAAGTGCTTGAAATTCGTGCTAAATACATTCCAATTAAATATAGTCAATCTAAATTAGCCAATGAATATAATGTAAGTCGTAGTTGTATTCAAGCAATTATTGAAAATAAGTCTTGGTGATTATTTTCTACCAAGACTTGCCCTTGATTGTATCCACGACAATCTATCGCCTATTTCTTTACCTTCTATCCAACTTACATAAATAGGTGACTCATGCATTGCATTTACTATCTCTTTTGCTAATCTCTTATAGTCAAGCATATTTTCAGTGTCTGGTATGTTTGGCACTGCTGCTGATACATTTCTTTCAGTACCACTTGCATATCCACGCATACTTGCCATCATTTCAGCAATAGCGTTAGTTTGTGGATTACTATATATTCTTGTACCTTTTGGAATATATGCCAATTCAGGTCCTTCTTCTCCAACAAGTGCCCATTCAGTTTTTGGTGTACCCTTAGTACCTTCAGCATAAGTTGGCTGTTTACTGATTGTGGCAATTTGTACAGCACCCATTGCAGCATATACGCCAGCCATGACCAAACCAAGTGGGAAGCCAGACTTCAATGCTGAAACTACGCTTAATGCTGTATCTATTACTGCCTGTACAATTGATTGTGTTTTCTTTAGCTGGTTTGCCTTTTTCTCTGCAGCTTGTTTGTCAAGCAATAGCTGCGCTTCTATTGCAGCCTTTTGGTTTTCTGCTTCAATTTCTGCGTTAATAGCATCTTGTTTAGCTTGTTTTTCCAATTCAATTTGTGCAAGAATGTCATCATATCTTTCACCATCTGCATCAGCCAACATGCTATCCAATTCCAATAAACTATTAGTATAGTCTTTCTGAAGTTGTTTTTGCTTGTCAATCTTTTCTTCTTCAATTGCAATTTCTGCTTCTGCTTTTTCTTCAAGCATTTTAATTTCTTTTTCAGCTTCAGCTTCAGCATTGGCGATTGCCAAGTCAAATGAAGCCATTGTTAAATCGACAAGTCCTTGTCCAATTTCTTTTAACTGCTCACTATTGTTTTCAATAAAACCTTGTACTTTATATAATGCTTTCTGCCATTCATTGAGATATACTTTGGCATTTTGTGCAATGATTTCACCCTGCTCTTTTTCAACAGCAACAATATTTTCGTTTATGTGTAATGCTTCTTCGTTTAATTTTACATTTTCAGCAGTTAAATTATTATTCTGTAAATTAAGTTTTTCTAATTCTCTATTAATATCTTCAACTCTATTCCAATTATCTAATGCCTGTAATTGATAATTTTTAGCCTCATCAAGATATTTAAGCCTTTCTGCTTCAGTTTTAGCATTTTCTGCATTTGCTTCTGCTTCAAATTGTAATGCAACTAATCTTTTTTGTCTTTCTTTTGTTGCTTCCTTTTCTTTTACTAAATTTACTTCAATACTTTTATTATCGTCAATAGTTAGTTGATTCTTTTCTTGTTGTGCACTAATTTCATTTAAACGAATTTTATTTGCTTCTTCAAGCAATTTCTTTTGTCCTTCAAGTAAGACTATCTGGTTTCTTTCTTCATCACTTAAACTTAAAACAATGCCTTGATTTTTAGTATTATTATCAGTATATGAATTAATCAAGTCATTGGACTTCTTAATTATATCTCTTTGTTTTGCATATTCATTAGTGATGCGATTAAGAATGCTTTCCAACTCTTCGCTATCTTCAGTTGGTGGTGCTATCTTCGCAGCTTTAATCGCTAATTCATCAAGTTTGTCAATATAGTCTTCTATGTTTTTTATTTGCAAACCATGAATACCTAATGCATCTTCAGCTAAATCGTTTATGTTTTTTACCTTATCATATTCTGCTTGTAATTCTTCACCAATTTTATTATAATTAGCTTCAATATTGTCTAAACTGATTTCTTCATTAGCAAGTATATCAGCTATTGCATCTCGATATTCTTTTACTGTGATTTGGTATTGTAATTCTAAAAGATTTTTTCTTTGTAGTGCAAGTGCTTTTTCTTCTTCAATCTTCTTTAAAGCTTCCTGATTTGCCTTTTCTCTTTCTGTAATATCTGCCTGTTTTTTCTTTTCAGCAGTTTCTTTTTGATAATTCTTTAGACGAATATCTAAAATTTTATTTTCCTGTATAGCATTATTAAGTGCTTTTTTCTGCTCTTCTGTTAAATCCTTTCTGCTTTCATATAATTTAATAATTTCATTATTATATTCTTTTTGTTTTGCAATTTGCTTATCAAGAGTTACACCCTCTTCTTTCATTATTTCTAATTCAGCCTCTAATGCATCTTTTCTTTCACCCATTAATAATTTTTCTTCTTCTTGAAATGCTTGCAATTCTTTTGCCTTTTCAATGGCTTCATTGAATGCTTCTGCCATTGTATCTTTGGTGAATATGCTGGCAATAGCAGCACCAACACCTTTGATAATGTTACCTAAACTTCCAAATCTTTCCTTTATGTCATCAACGAAATTCTGTATCTTTTCAAGGAATGGAAATGCATCTTTAATCTTATCAAAAGCATTCTTAATTGCTACTTTTAGCTTATCAAAATTGGCAATAATACTGGCTAAAATCACAACAATTAATCCCAAACCTGTTGCACTGATTGCAGCCTTTGTAGTTGTACCAAATAATTTTGCAGCAACAGTACTTTCTTGGAAGCCTTTTACTGTGGCTTTTAAGCCAGCAATATTCTTGGCAGAGAATGCTTCAGTCACCTTCTTCAAACCATCTGTAACAGCAAATAAACCACCTACCTTTTGAATAACTTTCTGTAATTCTTCTGAAGTCTTTTCACCAAATAATAATGAAGCACCTGCTGCTGCTTGAAATGCACCAACAAGTCCCTGTCCAAGTTTGTTTACTGCTTCTGCTTTTTCAGTTGAAGTAATACCTGCAACACTTTCACCCACCTCTTTTAACTTAGAGTTGGCTTGTTGTGCAAGACTCTGCATTTTACCAAAAGACTGTGAAGTATTGCTTATCTGTTTTAACTCATTGTTAATTTCAGAAGTTACTTCTTCAAGCTGTGCAATGGATTCTGCGCCCTTTAATTTAATCTGTAGCTCAACTATTCTATTCTGGTTTGCCATAATATTATAACATTTTTATTAATTTAATTGTTGCAGTCTGTTGTACTATGTCATAATTCTCAATGCTTAGTATTGAATATATGTCTTTGTTATATTCAACAGGCTGGTTTATCTGCAAATTATTCCAATCATAATCTGTTATTCTAATATCAGCTTCTAACACTTCTGATTCAGCATATCTCTTATATTTATTTGCATGAAACCTTGTATAAATAGTGTCACCAAATTCATTATTATCTGCCAGAATAAGAGAGAAATCAGTGGTGTTACTTACACCAGTACTTGAAGCCATCATCAAATAAATGCTTTGCATATAACTTGCAAGCATAACACCAGCATCAGTTGTTGCGCCAGTTGGATTTAATTTAGCTTCTTCCAGTTTAGCATTAATGTTGTCCCTGTAACTTGTCAATGCGAATGGACTGCAGAATGGTATTTTCTGGTTTGTGTCATCAAAATTGAAATAAAAATACAATGATTGTTTATTTATTAAATCAGTATGTTGTTTAAAATCAGAATTTGAAATACCATAATAGTAATAAAGTGCTGGTTTACTATAATTATATGCAATAGTTTCTTCAGAATTATAAACAATAGTATCAGTGTCCTTTTTACTGAAATTCTTCCCTGCATTATCTTCTGGAAGTTGTTTGCTACTGAATGGTAAAAACATTACAGTATCGCCAGCACTTCTATTAACATCATTATAATCATAATCATTTCTTATTCTCATTGTCTTCACTGTTGGCACAGCAAAATCTAATTTAATGTTGCCAGCAGTTGTACCAGCGTAATTAAACACTTCATCAAATAAACTATCACTTGCAGCAGCACGATACTCTGTAAATAAATTATATGCATTAGTACCACTTGATGCAATGTATCTATTGTCACCTAATATTCTCTTATTTGTTACATCAGAAAATCTTATGCTTGGATTGTAATCCTCAACTCTGCTTATTACAATATCACCAATTATTTTATTATCTATTTCATATGGTGCTATTTTACTACCAAACATAACATCATAGGTTTCAAAAATTATCGTCTTCTGGTTAACATCAATCATTAAATATAAGTTAAAGAGATTTACAATGTTTTCAAGAAAATCAAGACAACCCATATCTGGCATAAACTTAGCTGTGTCAAGCATGATTACACCACCATCTGCACCTGCAGTAGCACCAATTGTTAAATAAGTATAACCACTCATACAAGTATTGCCACTTATCCAGCCACCACTGCTACAATAAATTGCCCTGTCATAAACATCAGTGTCACCAATATATGGCACAATGATTCGTTTTATATTTGCATCTTCCCAGAAACTTCCACCCATTGTCCAGCCAACTTCTTCAAGCATATATTCCATCATTGATTTTAAGAAAAATGCTAAAGGTATTTGATGCTGATACACTTCATTCTCTCCAAGTGAAGTATGATTAATCATATAATACCAATTCTGTGCATCTCTTTCTCTTTGGAATATGTGATTTGTTGTACCATTGCTATCAACCACTGTGTCAGTTAAACCACTGAATACACTTGTTGGTGTGAAGAATGTATTGTAGAATATCAATGGAAACTGATATGATGTTTCGTCAGAGTTTGTGCCACCAGTTGCAATATGTCCACGAATAGTATCTTCATAATTCCACACTATTTTTGGGCACACTGTTAAGTCCTGCATATTCTTGTCAGCAAGCGCATCTGTTAATTGTGTCAATTTAGAATAAAAAATACATTTGTATTTATCATCATCAATTTCCTGTAACTCCAATTGTCCAGAAAGTATAAGCATATCATTGTTGAATACTTTTACTTCAACAGGATTAACTTTAAAAATTCTTTTAACATGTGGTACACCAGCAAAGCCAAAAATCTCTGAATTATTCCTTGTCATTGGCAATGAAAATGAGTATGAGAATTCGCCATATCTTGCTTCAATATCCTGCAAATCATCAGCCACACGATTCATCTTTATTGACAAATCAGTTTCCTTTTCGTAATCAATCTGTCTACCATCACTGGTAATAATCTTTATATTAGTAATCATAGCTTAAACACTTATGTTATTTTCAAATACAGTATATTCGAAAGTGACTTCCATTGAAAATAAATCATCAAGACTTGATTTTTTATATGTCCACTCAGTTAAATTAAGATAATTAGAGTATGCTGTTGATGAAGCATAAATATTATTTGATTGTAACATTTCTCGCAACCAATCAAATGTTTCAGAATCCACCCAACCAGTATTACATATAAGCTTCTTAGTTATCTTCGTGTCATATGTTGCAACATGTTTCTGTCCAGTTGGCATTGCACCTGTTGATGAATAATCAATAGGTACTGTATAACTACCAGTTTCTCTGCTTATTGTTTCTTCAACAACACCAATGAAGTCCAATGCATCATACATACCCAAAGCATTCTGGAAGAATATTCCAAACTTTCTTGGCATTTCATCAATTTCGAATCTGAATTGTTTTTCTTCAGTGTACTGAATTGTGCCACCACTGGCATAAACTGCTAATTCAATTCGCTTAATTTTCCTGTTTGTCGTACCACTAACTTCATAATTACCCAAACCAAGTTTGTCATAGCTTATATTCATCATCATAACACCACCAGTGTTGGTTGTGCCAGTTGCTATTGAAAAGAATGTTACGCCAGTAACCTGTGTACCATCATAGAAATACATATCACCAATACAACTCAAATCAGTACCATAGTTTTTTGGCAATACAAAATATAAGAATTCCTTACTACCTCTTTGTATTTGTTTTGGGTTTGGTGAATTAGTTAAAAATTTAACAGGCACATTAACATAGTCACGCATGTCATTAGCAACATATCTATTAAGACTTGAATTAATCACCCATGCTGGTACAGTCGTTGTCTTATAACGCTTCTTAACAGTGTTTGTGTTTGGCACAAGTGGATACATTTCAGATAGCTTAACATAATATGGCTGCATTGGTGTTGGCAAATATGTTGCACCAGTAAATGTAATATCTGGCTTTGGTGTTGAAACCTGTGACTTTAATATACCACTAATATCAAACCTATGCCTATTATTTTCTGAGAATGGTAATATTAATTCAGCAATCTTATTGTAATCAGCACTATCACCAGTCATTGGATATTGATTAGTATAATCAGTATTTGCCATGACTTCACAACTGATAGAATAATTATCAGTTATTTGTCCATCATATGCATCAACGCCAGCTTGTGTTTGGGTTACTGTGATACCACTTGCACTTGAAATGACATTAGTATCATCCAAGTTAAATCTGCTACCATATTGTTTTGCAGTTAATGTAATAACAGTACCATCATTATTTATGTGATACACTTTTGGCAATATCGCATCATTATTTAATGCGTCTGCAAGTGATGTTGTTATTTCAGTTGTGGTATTTGTACCAACAGCAACACCACTTTGATTATTCAACACTGAAGCCAAAAAATAATTTGGCTTGTTTGGATATGCTTTTGCATAGAATGTCTGAGAATAAACATATGGACTTGTGAGATTAAATTGTAACGACAAGTTATTTGCAATAGTACCTGCAACAGTAAGTGTTGTTATATTCTCTTTTGGACTTGGTGAATTAATTGCTGTTTCAACCTGAATTATAATTGGGTTTTCTACTGCTGTTAAACCTGTTGGTGCAAATACTGTAAAGTCACCAGTACGAAATTCACCATCAAGTATTGTATATGTGTCCTGTGCTGTACAACCTGTACTATCTGTTATCGCAACAGTATATTCACCAGCAGTAAGTCCTGTGTAAGAAAAGCACTGTTGAGTATAACCACTGACTTTAGTTACACCATTTAATTTCCATGTGGTATTTCCAGTACCACCTGTTATGCAAATCTCAATGCTACCAGTGCTGTCACCTCTTGTGGTACAGTCAGTAATTGTCACTTGGTCTATGGCAATTGTACAAGTTACTCCTGTTGGTGCTAAACAGCATACAGGTATTGTTGGTTGTACTATTAATGTTGGATTAGTCCTACTTACTGTATAATACTCAATACCACCAGCACCCATGTCTGATTCTGTATGTCCAAGACATTCAAACTCATAATTTTTGGTTGTTGTACCACCTACAATGGTTACACTATGAGTTTGTGTTTCATCATAACCACCAGAATACCAATTATCATAATATTCATCATGATAATCTAATGTGAAGTAAACTGTTAAATTAACCCCTGCTGGTAATGCTGAATCTAAAGTAAATCTAAGTGTTTGGAGATAAGTATCTTGATAATCAATACCATGTGTACCACTAAAATTATCTAAGTTACAGCCAGTTAATACAGTCATTGTTACTTGTCTGCTGTAACAGGTATCACCACTACATGCATAATAAGTTTGTGCCATAATTCTATTTAATTTGTTACTGGTGCAAACATATCTACTAAATCATCAGCAATGACTTCTGCCATATCATCAGCAATAGCCATTGCTGTATAATCAGCAACACCAGTTTCTACTTTATCTACATAATTCTTTGCCCTGATACCACGCTTATAAATCGAAGTCTGTATTGCAAATGCCAGTTGATTTATAGTCTGTCCATTTCTTGGGCGTATATTATACTTCTTTATCCATTGAATTAAATCCTTTATAGGTACTTTGCGTATCATTGCACGCCTACCACCACTGACATAGGGATAATAAGCAGCTACTTCCATTTGAATACCATCTTTGGTTACTGTATACTTAACACTCTTTGCCAAATCACTCTTGGCTTTAACACCTGATTGTGTGATAGTCATGAGTGTTATCTTCTGTAATTGTTGAAGTAAATCCACCATCATCTTGGTTATGTCATTCTTATCAGCCATTATTCTTCATTAAAATAATCATTGATGTTATTGTCACATATGTCACGCTGTAATAGTAATGTTAAATCATAACGCATACCAGCTACATAATCATCTGAATATTCTCTTACTGATAAAGCATTAACACTCTGAATCTTAAACTCAGTTGCTGTAAGTTTTGCTTTAGTTACGATAGCATCACCAATTGATTTAGCGATACTTATGGCTTCATGACTGTCAGCAATGTCATCAAGTTTAGTTGATAGAAATACTGAGAAGCTTATCTGTACAGTATCAAGTCCTTTACTCCAATCAGCATTATAATTAATGTTGTATGGTAATTCCCAGAAGAGAAGTGGATATTTGTCACTATTGTTGGTGGCTACATCGTAGTTACTACCAACATTAAACTGTTTAACATCTTTATGTTTAAGCGAAATATCTTTCCAGAATTCCTTTAATAATTCTAAAGTCATATTGTTATCATTTATAATATAAACAATAAGACTTATAAAAAGATGTGGTGTAAATAAAAAAAGGCTGGTGGGGAAACAAAATGGCATTATTGTAAAAAAACCCACCAGCCAACATGAAAAAATCTAATCAAATATAAATACTTTTTTTCGTAATTGCAAGTAATTTTATCTTCTTCCTTTTCTGCCTGCTTCTTCCCTTGCTTTTCTATATATAGCTTCCTGTATATTATTTTCTAATTCATCATGCAATAGCTTCACTGAATAGAAGTGTAATGCTTGTGCAGTTGTCGTCTTATATATTTGATGTAATAACGCAAGATTCCACTGGCACAACGCATAAGCAATCCCTTGCCACGAAACTCTTTCAGCGTATTCTCTACTGAGTCTATTTGTTTCTCCATCGCTTCCTTTATCGTTTCTGGCTTCGAAAATAACAGGGAAAGATTTGAATATAGTTTCACGCTGCTTGAAAAAAAAAGCGACAAATTATTGGCTATTGTCAATGGCAAATCTTCAAATTCCTTTGCCCTTGCTTTTATGTCATAATCATCAATGCTTTCCAACATGCCATTATCTTTCTTCTGCTTGCACATAATTGCAAGTATGGTTGGTAATGCATTATAGGTATTACCAGAATATTCAGTTAAAGTATTCTCAATTGATATGAAGTCTTGAAATTCCATTTCAGCGATATTCTGCCCAGCATAATAATGCTTGCCATTAAAATCAAATTCAATGATTGATTTTTCTTCCAGTGGTTTATTAATAAACGCTATTGCTTTAAACAACTCTGTCAAGTCAGTCAGCTTTGCTTTCTTTAATTCTGCAACAGGTATTCCTGCGTATCCTGACAGTATGGCAAACTTCTTTAATTCATCAATGGTTATCTTTTCAGTATCTTCTGATACTTTCATTTGCATCTTCAATGTAACATCACTCCATTTTTCTGGACAAATATATTTCTTATTGTTAAGCGTTATTGTTTTCATAAATGTTTCCACGTTTTATTATTCTGGATTTTTGAGATACACATTTTAGTAACTCCAAATCTTTCACTTAATTCTATAAGTGGTAATCCTTTTAATTTTCTTATTTCAAGCACATCTTCAGTTGTTAATTTACTGCTTGTATGTCTTTCACCACGCACAGATAAACCAGTATTATATGCATGTATTTTATTTTCTTTACCTGTACACCACTCTAAGTTATAAACAACATTATTAGATTTATCACCATCAATGTGATTAACTTCTGGTTTATTATCTGGATTTGGTATGAATGCTTCTGTAACTAATCTATGTATTGCATAATGTTTATATTTACCATTATGTTTTAGCATAACATAAGCATAACCATTGTTTATCACTGGTGTTAGTATTTTTCTCTTTCCAAATACTCTACCTTTATGACTTACTTTACCACCTTTTATTTCTTTCCAAATTTCCATGTTACAAATATAATTAAAGCATTGAATAATTAAAAGAAGATTTATTTAAAAGATTATCTATTGAATAGACTACAACATCAGTTAAATCATCAGCACCAAATGGAAAGCCAGTCAATTCTGATAATACCATCTCATTCCATGTGTCTTCAATAAACCATAAATGTCCACCTTCCACTTTGGGTGATACAGCATTTGCCCTTGCAACCTTGTCCTTATCTTTTGGCGTTAAATCAGCACAATCAAAACCCTCTCTGGATAACTGCTGCTTAATACTTAAACCACTTGCCTTTGCTTCAATGTATAACATTCTGACATTATACTTAACCTTCAACTCTTTTAACTTCGCAACTAACTCTGGAAATTCCAGCCACCACTTCCACGCTTTCTTTACATACACATTATTATTAAACTGACACGCAAGTATTGCAGCACTTGCATCATTGTCTTTTGCCTTGGCTGTATATGCTGTATCAATATATAAATTCCAATCTATATTCGCTTCATTATTAGTGAGTTTACGCCACTCATCTAAAGTAATACTTTTAATCCATGCACGCTTGAATATGTTGCCTTCTTCTGCAACTGGTTTTTGCATTAACTGTCCAGCGAATGCCCTGCTTCCCAAAGTCTGCTGAAAGTCCAGTATAACTTTCTCTGTGAATCTGTCTTTCCATAATAAGCCATCTTGATAAAAGTCTATGGCTTGTACTGGTGAAATATAGTTTGTTACTTTAACTGGCAAGCATACGTGGAAGTACTTATTTGGATTTGTATCAAGCAAGTACTGGCAAATGTCTGTGGCTGAAATACGCTGTTGAAGTATAATACGAAAGTCTATGCTTGGATTATTCAAACGACTGTATAATGTGTCTGTATATATTTCGTTGATTCCTTGTGTGACTGCTTGTGAATCTGCTGGGTTATTTATGTCATCAATGATTTGGATATTACAACCTTCACCAATAATACCAGACTGTATTCCAAAACTGATTCTTTTGCCCCCTGCTTCATTCATGAAGTTTGCCTTGGCACTTGTATCCCTTCTTATGGTTAACTCTGGGAAAAGGCTTAAAAACCACTCAGATTCCAATAACATTTTACTGGCATGTGAATGCTTTATTGCCAGTGTTTCACTATGGCTTACTTGCATAATAGCCATTGCTGGGTTTTTTATCCAGCACCATACTGGAAAGATTTGTGACAATAGGATTGACTTACCTGCACGAAATGGAAGATTGAAGATAAAGTCATGCTTTTTCTCAATTCCATTTATGTTATTTTCAACTGCTTCTTGCAGTAAGTCACAGATATATTTATAGAATGGTGGGTATTGCCACTCTACATTTGGATAAAGAATATGACTGGCAGCAATAAAAAACTCATAAAAACTTCTGCGATAGATTTCACTCTCTACTTGTAGTCTTAGTTGTTTTTTTTGATTTTCGTTTAGTACTGGTATTTGCATTCTTTTTCTTTCTTGACTTCTTTACTTGTGGCTGTGCCAATGATTCTTCAACTGGTTTTGCCTGTAATTCTTTTTCTTCTAATTCCTTTATTCGTCTTTCAATCACATACTGATAATAACTTGGCAGTAATGATTTCAGTTGTGGAATCGTTAAATTTTTAATTGTTTCTTCTACATTCATTATATATCCCTTTTTCTGTTTTTCACTTGCAAATGCCTTGTATAACTTTTGTTTAAATTTACTGGTGAATATCTCTTTTATGCTGCTTGCTTGCATTATACCATCAGTTTCTTCAAATATGCCACGCACCAAAACAAACTCCATTGGAAAACCTCTTGCATCAACCTCTTGAAATATTGCATATCCATTGTCCCTGTCAACCCATTCTTCAAAATATAAATCGCCATTCTTTTTCATTTTAAATACTTTCTAAATTCTTCATAATTATTTATTCTTGTTTCTGCTATTTTCATATATTCTTCTGACATTTCAATACCAATAAAATCATGTCCATTAAGTAATGCTGCTATGCCAGTACTGCCAGTACCCATAAACATGTCCAGTATTACTGCTTTATATGGTGGTGCTATTAAATTAACTAAGTATGACATTAATTTTACTGGCTTAACTGTGGGGTGGTTTGACTTCTCGCCATTCAGTCCCAGATTTCTTTCACCAACACTTGCTTTACTTTGGTATATAAATTTCGCTGATTCTGACTTTGTTATTTCGTTTATGTAATTTGTGGTGACATGATTCACATAACCAAACAATTTCAAGAGGTTTTGAGTAATCTGGGTGGTGTCTATGTTGTCCATCATTTCCACATAATACACAAGATTCTGGAATAGGATACATTTTTTGGAGTCTGTAATAAAGTCCAGCGTAACTTGTAATTCCTCTTTCTTGCTTAGTTGCACAACTTCTGCTACAAAATTCATTGCGCATGTGTCGCACAGGTTTCCCACATTCTTTACATAATGGACGAGTTTTTTGCTGAGATTTTGATTTACATTCTTTGCTACAATACTTTCTATTATTGCTTGGATAGTTGTAAAATACTTTTCCACATTCTGGGCATTCAATTCTGACTTTTGACATAATTCTTTATCTATTGATTTGCTACAAAGATAGCAATAATGAATGTTATTATCAAGACTTTCTGATTTAGTATTATAAAAGAATCTTGCAACACTGCCACTGTCATCGTAACCACCAATACCATCAGCGTATTCGTTAATTGTTTTTCTACCATCTTTCTCATGCATAGTATTAAACTTTTTACCATCATAATGAAATATACTACTTTTACTCTCACCATACTTATTAAACTCTTCCATAACAGCATCGCTGCCATCGTGTATTAAGTTGGCTGGGAATCTGCCTTGGGATGGTGGTGCGTATTCTGTTTTCCCTAAATCCTTATTCTCGTTAAAACAATCTTTCCCAGCATAGAAATTGGTTTGGACTTTATCTTCTGTTGGTATCCTTGACTTATCTATATTAATT